ATATTGAAAACAAACATAGACAAGATCTGCAAGTTCTTTCAGCTCGTTTTCGTAGGGTTCATTGTAAAATGCATTACGGAATTCGTGATACTCTTCATCGATCAAATCCAGTTGCATAGTCCGGTTGTCCGAACTGTTCTGGGTCCCATACGCTGAACGGAATTCTATCGCTTGATCCGAAAGTGATTGGTTCCTGCAGTGTTGTGTTGTCGAGTTCATTTTCAAGGTAGTGGATAGCCTTTTTAAGGTCTTCAATCTTTGTTTCAGGACTTTTGTAACCGGCTCTGCAAATATATTTAATAGCATTGCCTAAATGGTAATTAAGATCTTGATCCCGAATAAAGTCCCAGACTTCTATGGATCCTCTTGTGTAATGGGCGGGTGAAGTGGCCATTGTTTAACTAAATTACTAACAGTATTGGATAGAGCAAAGTTTTGTCTTTGCAGTGCAAGGAAGACAGTAATGATGTCCTCCTTTGTTGCATCAGGAAGTAGATCGTTTAGCCTTCTCATCTTTAGATCCTGCTCCATCGTCAATTCGGTAATCGGCGGCGGGGGTCCAAAGAATCGGTTGTTGCTTGTCGAAGTCATAATCAGATGCTGTAAGGATCTTTGCGAGTCTTGCATTTTCAAGTGCGACTTCTTCCGAAAGATCTTTGTCAGCAAATGCTTCAACGACAGTCTTCCAAGAATACCCTTTTTCTTCAAAGAGGGCGATTGCACGTTTAACACCAATACCGGGTACACCGGCATAACCATCGGTCTGATCTCCTGCTAATGTTTGTACAAGGTGCCACTTCTCTCCCTCTGCCTTTTCCACATTCATCATTTCTGACATGTCAAAGAGGCGACCTGGTATCTGGCGCATGTCCTTATCAGGTGAGCAGATACAACACTTGCCTTGGTTTTGTGTGGCGTAAATACCTAAGGCATCATCTGCCTCAAGTGTTGGCATGAGAACAACTTCGTACTCAGTCTTGAGTTGGTTGATCACACGTTTGTAACCGCAAGGTTTCTTGCGTTGTCGATGCCCTTTGTATGCGGGCTGGATTGATTTACGAAAGTTTACACTATCGCTAAAGAACAGAATTAGTTCAGGTACATCCCAAAGAAAGTTGTTAATAATTTTGAGGAGGTCACGCTTTACATTAGCGTATGCCTCACTAAATTTACTTGTAACAAGAATTACATCATCGCCCCAATCAACTTCAGTTTCTGCACCAGCGCAAGCTTTGTAGACCACGTAATCAGCGTCTACAAGTAACTTCACTTACCTTGTCCTCGACTCATCTTTTTGTTATGACGTGGTCTGCTCAAGTGACCTTGACCTTGACGGGTAGTCTTCTTAGTAGACTTGATTTCTACTTTACTTTTCTTGCTGTACATTAGTGGGTTTCACTCCAGTTGTTTCCGTGGGTTGCTTCCGCGTCGATGCGGATACGCATGTTGTAGTATTCTCCAGCTGCTGTAGCTGAATATACCAAGGATGTTGATAAGTCCCCAACGTGTTCGGGGGCGCATTCAAATTGTAATTCGTCATGTATAAAGGCTAGTTGCGATGCACATATCTGTGCGTCTCGCATTGTGTCTTGGTTGATAACCATCCACCGCTTTGCAATCACACCGGCTCCTGACTGGAGGCAGTAGTTCAACGCTTTGTGAGGTGAATCAACCGCAATTTTTCTTCCGTCGATAGACTTGATGAACCCTCTTTCTGAAGCTTTTTTGATAGCTTCGAGCAGGTCACCCAGTCCTTCAATTGCTTCGACGTATGCTGCACGGATCTCTTTACCCTTTGTTTTAGCTTTTGCAGTGGAGAGTTGTGGGTCATAGCTGTGTCCAATTTTTTCATCACCTGCACCGTACAGCATTGCGTACGTCACGGTCTTCACAGCCCTGCGGCTGATACCTATTCGGTCAGCGTTGACCTGGTGGATGTCTCCGTTGAGGAGGATGTCGGCGTATCTACCCTCATCATACCTAGCAAGATAATGGGCAAGCATACGAAGTTCAATGCCAGACAAATCAGCCCCGACCATATGTAACCCCGGACTCGGGATAAAGAGTTTTCTAAATCGTTCATCAGCTGGGACTTGCCCTAAGTTTGGGTTACGGTGGGCACATCTGTGCGTGTTTGTTGCGACGGAACAATGATGGTGGATACGTTTAGCAGTCGTACTCAACTTCAGCCAGGCGTTTGCGCCTTCTGAGATCATTCCAAGCATCTTCGTTATCGTCAAAATCCGGAGGAACATTGTCGCTACTTCCGTCCCAATCTCCTTCAGAATCACTTCGTCGATAACAGGTTTCCCAGTAGTTGTCTTCTGCTTTGGAATCCAACCATAGAATTGTTGCAAGATCCATGATATATGATCGCGAGATGATGTGTTAAGTTCTTTCAGTCGAGTAAAGGATGCACCCTTGACATATCCTTGCGTGCGGTTATCTCGTTTAGGAGTGAATTCCGATCCTCGGACGAAAGGGTGCCGGTTTCGTAGTAGTTCTTCAGTTTCTCGTAGTTCTCTGGTGAGAGAAGATGCAAGTTCCCATGCAGCGTTCTCATCAAAAGCCCATCCATGAATTTCTTGTTGCGTTAGGATTTCTTGTACTCTATGTTCTAGCGAGACCCACTCAGGTATGGTAGGAAGTGGTGCCATAATTTTGCTGTTACTTTGACGTCTTGAATACAGTAATCCTCCATTTCTTGTGACCATGTTTTCCAGTCAGAATTGCTTCCGTAGTCTCCTTTGTGTTCTTTAAGTCTGTGACCATATGCCTCAAGCGAGTGCTTACCGTACAACTTCAATGGCATACCATCCCACACATGTTTCTTATCTAAGTTAACCATGTCTGGATGGTACAACCTACTGAGAAGTAAAGTGTCAATGACATACGGTTTCTCAAACCAAGGATAAAGCTTGCAGATAACAGGTATGTCATACCCGATTATGTTGTGACCAATGATCTGATCAGCATCCGCAAGTCTCTGTATGCCCCGAACAATCGGTTCTTGATTACCTTCGTCGTTATAAGAAACGGTCTGGTTCGTCGTGAGATCATGGATAGCAAGGCAGTGGATGGTAGTAACATCTTGTAGCAGTCCGTTTGTTTCTATGTCAAAAACTAAACTCACTTCCCGTTCCATCGAAACGTCTTGTCCTTGAATTGGGCACGTTCAATAGCTTGAGTAGTAGGAGGATTAGGGCGTTTGAGTTCAGAAGTCTGTGCTTGCATTGAACTCTGGTTCTGCTTGAGTTTCATTGAATTTACAGGTGTTGAGGTCATAGTCTAACATACATGCTACTCCAGTTTCGCCTGAATAGCGATTTTTAAGGACTCTAACAGTCGTAGCACTTCGTACTTGGTTGGATTGCTGATTTCTCTCCAGTCCAATAACCGCGTCGCTGAGTTGAGCGATTGCAGCAGATCCGCGCAGTTGTCCGAGCGTAACTCGTGCACCTTCTTCATGATTTTGATCCGATGATGTACGTTTGAGGTGTGACACAAGGAACAATACAATACCTGTGCGTTCGACCAATGACCGTAGCTTGGTCATGGTTGTGTCGATCATCCGCCGTTCGTCTCCGTCAAGCCCAGAAAGGAGGATGGAGAGGTGATCCAAGAAAATGATTCTACAGTCGAGACCTGATGCCAGGTACTCAATGCGATTATAGATAACATCAGGATCATAGCTGCCGAAGCCATCAAAAAGATACAGGTTCCAATTAGCCATGGTAGCGTCAAACGCTTCCGTAAGTTCTTCATGAGTATGTTCTCCAAGGTGTAATGATTTACCTACATGAGCACTCATCAAACCTAGAGCTGTACGGCGGTTGGATTCTTCCAACGCCAGGTAACCGACCCGTTCTCCTTTTGAAAGAAAGTCAGCTGCAAGCTCACGACAGAATGAGGATTTTCCTTGGCCAGATCCTGAAGTGATGCACACAAGCTCGCGATATCTGATCCCGTGAAGCTTTGATTGTAGTCCTTGAAATGGGTAGTCATGATCAGCAGCTGGTGATGGTGTGGTTACAACTTCAAGAAGACTCTTACCTTCAACTATACCATCTGGACGGTAAGGTTTTGCATCCCAAATAGCTTTACAAACCGCGTGAGAGTCATTGGCAGAGATGGCGTCTGACGCATCTTTGTAGTCACCGAGTAGGTTAGCGATCTTGACCTTGCCCGGTGGTAAGACCTGACACGCTTCCTCCGTTGCCTTACGGCCAGCGTCGTCATTGTCGAAGAACAAGACAATCTCTTCATAGCCCTGTAGCCATTCGAGATTCCTTTGGATCGCCTTCCTTGCCGCTGCGGCACCGCTAGGTAGGCTGACCATCGGCCACCCCGACATAGCTTCATAACACGATACCGCATCGAGTTCTCCTTCGGTGATGACCACTCGTTTTCCAGTGGAGGGAAATAAGTGTTGTCCAAAGAAGGTTCCTGTTGACTCTCCTTCATAGCTGAATTGTTTGTTTTTGGTTTTTACTTTAGCACCTTTTACAATGCCAGATTCGTCATGATAGTAAAAGCGTAGCTTATCACCATCACGGTAGATTTTATACTTCTCACATACTTTCTGTGAGATGTTGCGATTCTGCAGCCTTTGGGCTGAGCCTAGTATTTGCACACTTTTGGTTTGATGAATGTGTAAAGAAGGTTCACCATCACCGTGTGTATAGTGATGGCAAACAAAACAGTAGGAGTGACCGTCATCGTAGACACTTTTAGCATCTGATGATCCACACTCCTCACATGGCTCATGAAATAGAAACTCAGAGGAGCCAGTCGATTGGGATGTCTTGGAAGGATGTCCAAGGGATGTCATGCTTCTCGCACCACTTAGCGTATGTAGTTTTAGATTTCTTGCTGATTTTATTGTATGGAGCCTGGAAGACCATGCGCAAGTCAAGATGAGGATTTAATACCTTTACTGCCTTGATCTTGCGTCGGTCAGCAGGTTCCCAATAGCCCTTACATTCCAGCACGACACCATTTGGTAACACGAAGTCTGGTGTATAAACATGCTGGATAACGTAACGAACTTTAGTTGTTTCGTATTCGTACTTAACTCCAAGATCGACAAGCAGATCAGCAACCTTCTCTTCGAGCTTGGATCGAAAAGCCATTAGTCATCAATCCCTTTCTCAATAATCTCCTCTACAATCTCGCTGATTGCACGCCGCATCTCATATTTGAAATCGTTGCGGTCAGCTTTGTAGCGGGTAGCAGTGAGTTCAGGCAGGTTAACGGTCAGGGTGCCTTTGTACAGACCGGTGGCTGCATCTTTTTCAACATTAAATTCAACCATCAGAAGTCGTCGTCTCCAGGAATAACAGTGACAGCAGGATCATTAGCTTTGAAGCCTTCAGTCTTGCCAAACAAGGCGGCTACATCTTCAGCAGCCATATCGCCAGTGTCTACACCAGCTCCTGAATTGAGAGACACCAGTTGAACACCAACCAGTTTAAGGCTTGTTCCATAAGTGACACCATCCTTAAGGATGTATGGCTTTTGATAGAACGCCAGCTTAACTGTGCTTCCAGAATACATGGGCGTATTCTCGTCTGTGACGTGTGTACCTTCGGTGTCAACGACAGGTGGCTTGGTTTCTTCATTCCAAGAGAACTTGACTTTGTATTTACCCTCAGCAACTTCTTCCCACGGCTCAGGCTTGAGCGTAGAACGCTTAGGGTTCTTCAATTTACCTTGTGCCCACTCAAGTGATTGAGCGCGATCTTCTTCAAGGGCATCGATCATATCCTCACCGACAATAGCAGAGAGGGAGTAGCCAAACTTACTTGGCTTCAGTACAGCTTGATAACCTTCAAGGATAACAGGCTGTTCAGTCTTGTGGATAGTACGGGTCATTAACAAAAAAAGTAAGTGGATTCAATCACGGATTCCGGTTCAAGGTCTCCAATGATCGGTGGTTCAGTCTCTGCTCCTATCTGGTGAGCAAAGTCTCGCAAGTAATCGTGCTCTGCAAAGAGGTGCATATATGTCTCTCGTACAATTGCACTGAGAGAAGACATGTCAGTAGCACGGCACAATACAGAATCATGAATGAGAGCGATCGGTGCGTCGAAACGAAGCGCACTGAGGTGTAGAAGTGATGCATCGAGTGAGTGAATTAGATTTGGTGCAGTTGCATTTTTGTGGTGCTGCTTATCAACTTTGTCATCGTCATCGACGGCAACGGTTAACTGGCAACGACCCATCAACTGCAAATCAACACGGACTGTCTGTTTCTTCATGAGCTTTTGAGTGACGACAAATCCTGATGGAGTTGTCCATGTCAGCTCTTTCTCTCCTCTATCAATTGCAGAAGCAACCTCAGACTCGATCCAGCTCATGACAGCCATGGGACCAGGTACGACCTCATCCATAGCATTTCTAACAGCAACGACTGTCTTTGTCAAGTCGTCTTTGTCGATCTCAACACCTTTCTCCTTCAGTGCATCTCTGATATACCCACGGTTGCTAAAGGGTTTAGCATTGTAGGGTACCGTCATAACTACTCGCTTGACAGTTTTTCTATCCATATGTAAACGGATACTGTCAGGGCAGTAAGGGCTAGCACTAGAAGCAACGACTGCATAAGCATCTTGTGGTTTATCAGATGGTAAGACGTTGACTAATTTAGCTGTGCTTTTGTCTCTTGCTAGACCTGCCAGGATCTGTAATCCTGAACAAGTAGCATCTGTAGCTATAGGCAGGTGTGTGAAATGACGATCACACTTTAACACACAATGATAATACTCATCACATGCTGCAAGGAACTGCCAGGGTTCATCAGCGGCTTCCCATTCGTGAATGTGTTTGATTGGATCAGAAGCGACACAAGATATGATATGTGTGTTTTCTTTAACCCAATTCAAACGGTCAGACATCGTAGCTTTATCAAGACCATAAGTAGTGGCAACTTGAAACGCTAACCAGTCCTCAGCTTCAGGTGTCATGTACGACCCCTTAGCAAACATCAACAAACTTTTTCCAAAGTCTGTATCTTGTGGTGTTAGGAATGCAGGGATTGGATACGCTCTACCACGGTAGTCAAACGACCACGGTATATAGAATTCATCTCTACCTTTAAACCTAGCAACCGCTTCCATCGTCATTCGTGTACGACACGATTTCCTGAACTCTTGTGCTTGTAGGTTGTGTACCTCAGCAGCTCTCCTGTTGTAGTCATGTCTTGCTTCCTTGTTGGTTGCAATGTCTACAGGTTTAGGAGGTAGTTCATGATGGATAATAGGGAGGAACTTACCAACAGCTCGTTCCAATCTATCTAGCTCTTCCGCTACCCCTACAATAAAGGGGTTTAGCCGGTAAGCAACCTTCTGGATCTTGTTCAAAAACTCCAGTGGTTTATCTCCCTGTATAGATGAGGGATCGCCCCGCCGAACCATATCATGCCCACACATCACCTCGTTGAGGATGTAACCGCCATGCCTTCCGTTCTCCCAGTTGTTGGGTTCAATAAGCATTGGCCATGCAAGTGGACTAAATAGTTCAGCATCCCTCATGATTTGATCTTTGATCTCAAGGAATTCTGGTGTAGGGATGACATACTGGACACGCTTGAGTCCGATTTGATGCATGTCTTTGGTAAACCAGCCGCTACTTTGCATGATGCAATCAAGTAGCCAGCCTCCGAGTTTAATACGATTAGAGCTGCCCCATGTGTTCCATTGTTTGATACCATAACGGTTCATCAATGTACGGATAACAACAACCTTTTGTTGTGTACCGATAGAGCGGTGCCAATAGTTGTCCTTAAGTGTCTTTAGTAGACCAGGTGCTTCTCTTTCGTAGTGTCGCATCTGACACTCTTGCTCAACAGCTAACCCAATAGACTCACATACTTTTGTAGCTTGATTGCTTTTTTCTTTGTATGAAAAGACTTTATCAAAGGTTACTTTGACAGCTAGCGCAGCAGCAGCAAGTGGTTCAACATCAGCAAGATACCTTTGTATCTCTACAAATGCAGCGCCGGTCTTACCTTCCTTTATCCTGTTGGTAGTTGACTCAATACGTGCCACCACAAGAGGCAGCAAGGTATCAATAGAAGCAGCTCCATACACACTAGCAGACGCATACTCCTTGCCCTCTAGATCACGTGTGTTCTTGTGTAGTTTCTTGAGACCTAATGCAATAGCATCACGCTCAAGTTGTATCTGTTCATCAATCTGGGCAGGTGTAGGCAATAGACTCCTCTTCTAAAACTGCGGACTTGCTGGGCGTGTATGTGAAATCGTAGCATTGAGTCAGCTCAGGGTAAGCCTCACTAAACTCATCAAATTGTTCGTGGGTGATGATACTCATTCGTCTGTTGTAATGGGTGAAACGTGGCGTAACTGATCTTCAGTGCAAACTGTAAACTCTGC